AGGCGCATTTTTTAATTGTGCTGCGCTTCTTGGATCATTAAAACCTTGTTGCGGATTAGCTGCAGTCAAAGGAATGCCAGGTAAAACACCCATCATAACTGGTTCTTGTGCGTTATCACCATCAATAAAAAATCCAATTACCATATCACCTTCTTTAGGAGCATATGGATTAGTATTGTTTAAAGGCGTCATTTGTTGAGCCCATGGTAAACTCTTAGTTGGTAATTCACTCTTATTTGGTGAATGCCAACCAACAATTCTAACCCTACATCTTCCTAATTTTAAAGGATCTTGTCTATCTTCAACAACACCCATCCACCAAATAAAACCATTTAGGCCTGCAAAATCTTTACTCATTTAAAAATATTCCCCATAATCTACTGATGATTCTTTAAATTCTGAACTAGTTGATGGTGTGTATGGTTTATCACTTGAGTCTCTTGCGACTTCAACGATGGTTTCATGTTTATCATATTTTATAATATGTCTTGTACCAATAATAATATATTTACCATACAATGTTCTATCATAGTTATCTCCACCAGAACAATATCCACCACTATCATAAACAGCTCGAGTTGGTATTTTTAGAAACAAACTAAAACCAGAACTTACTGCAAAATTTCCAGGTAAAACTATACGAACTCTTTGTTGTAATAAATTCGTTAAAATAGCTTTCCTTTGAAAGACAAAATTGTGTGTGTCTTCTAAAGTATTAATTGATTGCGGATCATTCTTCTTTATATATTGACTGTATTTTTGACCCTCACTAAAGTTATATACAGTCTTTCTAGACCCATAAGCTTCATATGATAATTGATTGTTTCTATTTAAAACACCACCTGGCAAATTTGGTGTATCATTACCATGTTTAATTTTGTCTTGTATATCTGAGAATGAAAAGTTTTTACTTTCTACTTTTCTGCAAATAGGATCAAAACCAATAAATTGACCAGCAGAAACACCAGATTGTGTAGAATCAATCAAATCATATTGTGAAATAATCCTAACATCTCTTGCACCTGTTAACTCATCAGCAATAGAATCAGATATATTTTTAGGATCAAAATTCACAGAAAAGATTTCATCAGCTTCTGCTAAAGTTGAAATTGAACAAAAGTTAAATCCGTTTTTATTTTGAAAAAATAAGAAATCTGGAACATACTTCTCATTTGTTGCTCTTTTTGACATCCATTCAATAGCCTCTAAAGGTGCTAAATTTGGAACAACAAATTCTTTTATGCCGTATGAGTAATTATAAAAAGCACTTGAGAATGCATTATATGGAACTTTCAATTTGTCTTGCAATATCTTAACTGCAATTTCTGTATATGTTCCGGTATAATGTTGATTTAATGTTTGTTGTGAAGATAAAATATATTCATCAGACACAAAATGCAAAATATACATCTCACTGGTTTGATTAATATTTTTTCTTTCTGATTGTTTAAAGATCCTGAAAGATTTTTTAAACCTCAGCTCGTCAGCATCTTTACCAATATCCATTTGTATAAATTCACTACCATCAAAAAACAACTTACTTGATAAACCAATAGCATCAGTAATTAAAATATTACCAGAAATGCAAGGCTGTAGAACAGAATCAAATATATTAAGTTCTTGAAATAGACCTTTAATATCTAGTTTACCACCTTTGGTTACTATTGTGAGCTCGTTTAACGCAAACTCAGTTGTTTGTGCAATACTAAATGGCATATTTAATTAGTGCTTGTTCCAGAAGACAATCGTTTTATTTCTTGATCTAAAGGATATACGAATTCCGGTTTTAATAATTTGATAGTTCTTTTACTGTCGTTAGTATCAATTTCAAAATCATAGTAACTTCTTGTTTCTTTTGTCAATACAATATTAAGATTATTACCGTCAGATAAATTTAATGTTGTTGTATATGTTGACGTATTGGCATATGTGTTAGCATCTGTTTCTGTTTTGTCAATTGTAATACTACCACTTGAGAGTGTTCTTGTTTGAATTATAAAATAATTTTTTGTATTATTTTTAGACCAATGAACTCCAGTTTGTCCTACTGTTGCGTTAGCTGAATATTTAGATTCAATGAATTTAATCATTGTTCCTTGATCCATTGGCCATTCCCATTGTGGATCAATAATATCATTTATCAATAAAACAGCCCAATGTTTTTCGGGTGAATCATAAAATTTTGATGCTATAATTTCTGGAGTATCACTATCTTTTATATCGTATTCATAGTAAGTAACAGAATTCTCTTTGAATGAATTTTCAAATTTAAATCTAGTTAAAATATTTGTTATAGTATCTAAACTCTTTGAGTCTAGTTTAGAGTAATATAGTGTTTTTGGGAAATATCTAAAAAATCGTGCCATCTTACATTCCTATTAAACTACTTCTATTGGATCTAATATAAGAATCTTTAGTTTGAATTTCCGTTTCTTCAAATTCTAAAGATAATCTTATACCAACTGGCATACCTGTACTTCCCAATTGTGGTCGTAATTGTGATGGAGTCTCATATGCAGCCCATTGGCCAACAGCGGCATAATCAATATCAATCATTTTCAATACACAAGTAGTGATTGGTGGTATGTTTGGATTCACATACCCATTGTAATAAAATTTAATATCAAATTCGGATGGTGGTACCAAAAAGAATCCACCGGAACCAGATTTAATTTCTGGTGCTTGATGAAATCTTAATCTTTCTAAAATTAATTGTACCTCAGTAGCTTCACTTTCATCTCTAGGATAAAACATAAAGTCAAATCTAAAACTTCTAAATTGAGGTGCACTATAAATCATTTCCATCATTGGGTTCATAGCAAGACCTGTACCGGCTGCAAATAAAACTTTACCCAAATCACCTGAACTTTTAGCTAAAGCAGCAGCTGCAAATGGTGCAAGATTTTTTACACCTTGAGCTCCTTGAGCATTAGGATTATCACTACTTTTATAAGCATCAATAGCAGCTGCGCCAGCAGCTAAAGCACCAGCTGCACTCATTACATCACCGCCTGTTTTTGGCGTATCGTAATGTTGATTATATGTGAATGTCAAAGTATCTGGCATGTAAAGTGCTATTGTATCAGTTGTTCTTTGAATTGTTCTTGTAAAAGAACTGTCTGATATTCCAGCAAAAGCAGATTTAACTGATTGTGATGCACCATTCAATGCACCACTTAGAAATTGTGAGAATGCATTACTGCCTGAATTACCTCCACCAAAAACATTACTAATACCAGCTTTAACACCACCAGATATAAAATTATCAACTGTTTTAGACAATCCAGTTTGTTCAATCTTGTTTAAAAGATCAGAAGCTACACCAACAATTGTACTAATGTTTCCACCAAGATTTGTTGATCCTTTTGTTGTAGCTAAACTGTTTCTATTTTGAAGCACTGTTGGTAAAACACCAGCTACAGTTTCACCTTTGAATTGTGTTTCTCTTTGTTCATTAATATGGATAACCATATAATGACCTTTGTCATAATTACCTAAATCTGATGGATATCTGAATGTGTTAGATTCGTATTTTGACGAGTCTAATTTTTCAAGTGGACCAGACAATCCTTTACGAATGCCTCTATTTGTATTAAAAGATATGTCTGTTAATGAAAAAAATGCCATTTTTTGTCCTATAGTTAACTAGATATATTTATGTCATATCGAGGAACATTTACCCCTAAAAACACTTCAAAGTACAAAGGGAACGCAAGTAATATTATATACCGTTCTTCTTGGGAATTGAGAGTGATGAAATATTTGGATGAAAATCCAAACGTAATCTGGTGGGCGTCTGAAGAATTACCAATACCCTATGTGTCACCTGTTGATAAGAAAGCTCATCGTTACTTTCCAGACTTCATCGTACATCTGAAACTGAAGGGTGGCAAGACCATTACCTATATATTAGAGGTTAAGCCAGAAGCGCAAACTAAGAAACCCACACAAAAAAGACGAACAAAGAACTACATTAATGAGTCGATAACATATGCTATCAATCAAGAAAAGTGGCGAGCAGCTGATCTTTTCTGTAAAGAACACGGTTGGGAATTCAAATTGATAACGGAAAAAGAACTTGGTATTTGACATAAATATACGATGGCATATCTTTTAGACAGAATAAATCAGTCCTTACAAAAAGAAGGACTTACACCTCGAACTAATAAATCGAGGTCTTGGCTTCGTGCAAAAATTTCAGAATTAAATCCATCAAGACAAAACTTGATGGCTGATCGTCAAAGACAAAGAAGTAATACTATTATCGGTAATATGTACTTTTATTTCTATGACCCAAAAACAAAGAATTCGTTGCCATACTACGATAGGTTTCCTTTGGTACTCCCAATAGAACAATACTCAGACGGTTTTCTAGGATTGAATTTACATTACATTCATCCAAAGCAACGAATACTTTTGTTAGATAAGTTAAGTCAATATGCGACAGATAGTCGTTATGATAAGAACACAAGATTGAAATTGAGTTATGCAGCTTTATCTTCTGCATCAAAGGCGTTTGAAGCACAGCCATGTATTAAAAGATATCTATACTCACATGTGCAATCTAGATTCTTGCAAATCTCTGCTGATGAGTGGGATATAGCGTGTTTATTGCCAATGGAAAGTTTTGTTGGTGCGAGTACAAGTAAAGTATATGCCGATTCAAGGAAAAAATTCTAATGTCATTTTCACCGCAGTTATTTCTTTCCAATGTTAAAGCAAAAGATGGCTTAGCAAAACCATCTCGCTTTGAAGTCATACTTCCAATTCCAACATATGTAAATTCTTTTATCGAACAAAGCATTTATGAAAAAATATTAAATGCACCGAATGCATTTTTCACAGACATAACATCTGGCATTAAAAATTTGTTTGGTGTTTCCGGTGATAAAGAAGATGAACAATCACAATCATCTAATGCAGCAATCTCAAGATATTTGGCGCTTCAATGTGAAACAGCTGAATTACCAGGAAGAACAATACAAGCTCAAGATGTGAAAATATATGGTCCAACTTTTAAAGTGCCATTCCAAACACAGTTTGAGCCAACAACTTTAACTTTTATATGTACAAACGAATTCTATGAAAGAAAGTTGTTTGATAATTGGTTAAATTGTATTATGCCTTTAGATACAAACAATCTTAGATATTCAAAAGGTACAGAGACTAGATATTTAACAAATATTAAGATTGTTCAATATGATGATTTTATTAAACAGATATATGCAGTAGAGTTAATGGATGCTTTCCCAATTGGAGTTGCTACACAACCATTAAGTTGGGGTGAAGATGGATTCCATAGAGTGTCCATACAGTTCGCATACAGATCGGAAGAGCGTC